GGGGCATTAGCGGGAGTTTTGGGTTTAGCTTTCATATCAATCCTTTTTAATTGAACCACCAGATTTCCAAGCATCACAAGTGCGAGCCGCCGCACAAGTGAAGTGGAACAACTCACAGAAACCTAGATCAGCGGCATCAATAAACTGCTGGTCATAGTCAAGTTCATTCTCTGAATCCTTGCCTTTTTCCAAGCCGCCTTTGATGCACTCCATCATCTTGGGAGTCTGAATAAATGCTGCACAGTTACCGCAAAGCATGGTTTTAACCACATCAGTAGGTGCGTTATACATCTTGGCTTTCTTCAGCCAAAATGCCTCATTAGGTTCATTTGGGTTAGGCGCACCATACCCAAAGTTCTTGAAAGCATTGTTGCGATTCTTGAGGTTTAACGCTATATCCTGAGTAGGAAGTGGGCAAACCTTACCTGATAAGAGTCCTTCTTTCATTTCCACAGTTTATCAGCAATAAAAGTAATGACACCGCCCATGAATGAAGCTATCGTCATGCCCATCCAAAATCCACCCTTACCTTTGTTAGCAAGTTCAAGCAATGCTTTTACATCTGTACTCAATTGAGATACTTGAACCTGTAGAGAATCAACTTGAGCCTCTAACCTACCAAAATCTCTTGCGTCAATTTCAGACATTTGCAACCTTTCGGGGTCTTCCCATACGCTTAACTGATGGAATTACAGGCGCAAATGCGGTATCTGTACGCTCAGAATCAAGTGACTCTATGGTTACTTCTTCTTCATCAATCCTTACATATCCCTGATGACCCTCCATAGAGTCAATATCATGCTGATATGTAAAAGTTACAGTGTTACCTGACTGAAGACAACGAAAAGTAGCCATAAAACCCTTAAATGAGAAAGGGGGGACTAGCCCCCCAATCTTTACAACATTCGAGCAATAACCAATTTAACAGTAGTAGAAGCTAAATTAACAGCCCCACCAGTTGTATTAGTTGTTGCAATAGTCACTGTGTTTGCCGCTGAAACGTAAGCACGGCGAACTAAACCCGCCTCGTCTACACCAGCAGACATACCAATAACCATATCGCCAAGGGCAACGCCCGAAACAGTCACAGTATCAGTACCAGCGGCTTGGTCTGCAACAGATGCAGAATCCAAAGTGCAAGTAACTGTCCATGTATCACTGAACAAACCCCGAAAAGAATCGTTGTCTCTGTTTAAAACAACTGCTGTTGCTGATGCCATTTTGATTTCTCCTAATTAAGTTAAAAAAGTCCCCCCGCTACTAAGGCAGGGGGCGCAACTGCAATTAGGCAGGAACCAACAAAGCAAACATGGATGCAGACTTAGCCGCACCAGTGCTTGCCGCCGCACGAAGAATTTGCACTCCATACAACGTATCCGCTGTATACAGAGTTGCAAGGTAAGGTTGTTGGTACTGAACTTGTGAGCGAATAGCCATTTGTTCAACCAAAACCAGTGAGTCCTTGTGACCCATCAAGCAAACCCGTGGATTGGTGCTACCTGAACCTGTGTCGCAATTGCTAGACACAAATACGGGGATTCCGTACAAGTTACCGATCTCACCAGTGCGAATAGTACTGTTTGTACCACCAACAAAGGCTTGTTCAGTGTAACGAGCCAAACCCATCAATGTATTGCGGCTTGAGGGAGGAATCAAGAAGAAACGCTGATCCATTGGGGTATCAGTGTCATCAAGACGCTGAATGGTGCGGCGAATAGCGGCATCGGTCAATGCTGACTCATTGTTGTTTGCGGCAACATAAGCAGTAGTACCATCACCACCAATGAACGCACCAGTTGCGTAAGCATTAGTACCAGCACCGCCATTGGTTGAACGACCCAACTGAACCAAGTCAGTATCGACTTGTTTAGCCAAAGCGTAACCAGCGTCAGAAGTGTAGAAGTTACGCAAGCTGTTCAAGGCTTGGGCTTCGACAATATCTTCGATCAAACGTGAATACTCATAATGCTTGTTGATAGAAACTTGAACTTCAGACTCTGTAGCGGCAATCAAGGTGACTGCTGTTTCAGCGGCTTTAGCAGAAGCAGAACCACGGGTAGGTGCGGGAATGTGAATTACATCACCCTTCTTGCCCTTAAAGTTCATCTTCATAATGAGGTTCGCAAGAACCAAGTTTTTCTTGTAGGCGGCTACAATTTCATCACTCCAAATTTCAGGGATGAATGTTGCGCCTGTGGTTACAGTAACTGAGTTACTAGGGGAAAATGCTGTTGCCATGTTAAATCTCCAAAAAACGATAGGTTAAATTATTTGACCCGTCCGTCTTGATACGCTTGCATGATTTCTCCGCTTAACGCTTCATAACGATCTGGGTCAGTCATTTTCAGCCGAATTAGATCAGCCCTTCTGTAGACCCTCTTTCCAGACTCCCCACTTCCACCTACATCTACACTTGCCGCCTTAAGGTTTGACTTGCGCTGAGTTTCCCCTGCATCTGAAGTCTGTTTAGCCTTAATTCCTCGCAACTGCTTATAGGTAGATAACAATTCATTTGCACTGTCGTAATCAAACTCACCATCAGCTTTTGCATACAAACCAAGGCGAATAGGTGAAGATTTCACCCAATTCACAAAGTCTGTATCTTGAGCAATCTGACCAAAATCAGGATGCTCTTGCGATAGCTTTTGCTGAATCTGCATCTTTTTGAACTCCTGACCCGCATGGCGAGCCGCAAGTACATCAGGATGGTTATCAACAGTCCTACGAACTGCCTCTTGTGGATTCTCGAAAAAATCTACTTCTGGCTCTTTTTCAATAGGTTGTTGTTTAGAGGAGAGGTTTTGCTTGATAAGTTCATCTGCCAGCTTTCGCACTTCCCCAACTTCCTGCGCTTGCTTTCCAATTAGCTTCTCAGCTTCTTGGTGCATTTTGACCACTTCTTCCAAAGATTTTTGCCTGTATTTCTCAGGCATCTCGGACAATGGTGCTACTTCAGGTAGTCGATTCTTTTGCTCAACTGCGTCTAACTCACTTAGCGTCTCATCATCATTGTCAATCAACATATTTCTTCCTTTTCCTGCCGTTCATCGGTTCTAGGACATTCAACTCGGCTTACGCTTGTGAGTTGTGCTTTTGCTCCCACTTTAGTTGATCTAGGTGTTTTTTCTCGAACTTCCCATGCTCTGATGGGAAAGAACCAGACCACCCCTCTAATTTGAAGTTAGGAGCAGACAAAGTGCGGTTGGCTGTTTCTCCGCACTCACACTTAAAACCTGTTGTCTCATAATCAACAAGTCTTTCGGTTTTATGCCCGTTTGCACAGGCAAAATCAAACATTCTTTTCATTCAATTCCTCGTAGGCTCTTTCGCTGACCTCTTTCAAGGTTTTCAGCCAAGTCAAGATGGAAAGTTCACCTTTTTTGAACATCAAGGTTTTTTCATCAGGAATAACGCTTAGATTATTGAGTGACTCTATCATATTGTCAATATCTATGCACAAATCCTTCCAACCATCCATCCCCATCATTTCAAATCGGGATTCGTAATACTTTTGTAGTTCTGGGGTCACCAAGGCACTCCTGTTGCAGTTACTGGGGCTTTCTGTAAGGCAATCTGTGCGGCAAGGTTTGTTTCAATATCAACCACTTCTAGCTTTTCTTTGACCCAAGCAATGACTTGAGCCTCGGTCAGAGAGTCATAAGCCGTGAAAGACGTACCACGCTCAAAGGCTACTGTGCCGTAAGAGCCAGCAGAGTGTTCACCATCAACAGCGTCTACACGCCAATGGGCAGTAGTCACTAAGCCATCAGAGGTTTGGCGGTCAAGTTGGTTGATTGTCCAAGTGATTGTCATGCTTGCTCCAATGCTGTGATTCGTGCTGTCAGGGCTGTGATGAGGGCTTGTTGTTCTTGGATGGCTTTGATGAGCATGGGGACAAATACGCTGTACTTCACAGACTTTGTAACTGTACTCAGATTACCGCCTTCACCATCTCTGTCGGGTGATTCGTCAACTAGCGCAGGAAATACAGTTTCCAATTCTTGAGCAACAACACCGATTTGTTTTGTTGTGTCACCAATAAGGTTGTAGTTACGAACTTTGACTTGCATTAAGTCTGCAAGTTTGGGCGTTGCATCAACAATGTTTTCTTTTAGCTTTATATCTGAAAGAGCGCCATAAGAATTGTTTACGTTTGCAACATTACCATTGCCGTATATTTCCAGTTTTTGCGAACCACCAGTTGTTACGATTAAAGGATAAGATGAGGTGTTATTACAGTTAGAACCTAGCACCAAACGTAAATTTTCATCACCGCTTACATTTCTTGTGTTTTCAAAATGAACAACTCGTTGGGCTGAATCTGCTTGGTATACATTTAATCTAGCAGAAGAACTTACTGTTGTTGCACCGATACTTACATCGCCGCTAGAGTCGATACGCATACGTTCTGATGAAGCAGTATTAATTGCAATAGTGCTTGCATCTATGCCAATCACTCCCGATGTTGCTGAAGTGTTATAGGAAGTTGCAGAACCATTAGTTGCAATACTTCCAACAGCATCGCTACTGGAATTCCCAAATATAAACATACTTTGAGATGCGCTTGTATCTGTTACTTTTAAGTATTGCCCACATTGAAACGCAGTAGTAAATTGCGTATTTAATTGCGCTGAAAATGTTGCATTTGATGTATTGTTGATGCGAACACCGCCGCTGGAGTCAATACGCATAGCCTCCGCACCACCTTCAGCAAAAGCAATAGTGTCAGCGGCAGGGAAGAAGATACCTGTGTTGGTGTCGCCTGATGTAGTGATGGCTGGGGCTGCTGCCGTTCCAGCTTGTACGGTTGTAACACCTGTAGCCGACAAAGTAGTAAATGCGCCAGTAGACGGTGTAGTTGCGCCTACAGTGCCGTTCATTACCGCACCTGTTAGAGTCTTGTTGGTTAGCGTATCGGTTGTAGCCTTACCAACCAATGTATCTGTAGCCGCTGGAAGCGTAAGAGTAGTAGTACCAGCTACAGCAGTTGCTTGCAATGTAGTAGTTCCTGACGTAGAGCCAGAAATATCAATTGCATTAGGTTTAAGAGTGACTGTCGTTGCCATAATTTACCTTCCTTTAAGGTGTTCCATTTGCAACAATATTAGCCGCAGATGTAATGATTCCAGTTGATGACATTGATGCGATTGTAGTAGCACCATTCTTAAATAGCAATTTACCGCCTGATTCCTCAATAGTGAAATTGGTAGTCAATAGCTTGGGGGTAGATGCCGCTGTACCCGTAGTATTCTGGTTTAAGGTAGGAATATCAGCGGCAACAATCGCTCTAAATGTTGGGACACCAGAAGAACCATTAGGTGCGGCTAGGACATAGTTTGCAGTTTTAGAGGCATAAGGGTTCTGAGTATCTCCATAACCTGATGCCAATGAAATAGCAGGAGTAGCGCCGCCGCTAGATGCAACAGGAGAAGTACCCGATACAGAAGTCACAGTCCCTTGGAATTGGTCAGCAGAGGAGATAGTGAAATTAGGGTAAGTACCCGTAATTGTTGTTGTACCGCCTTGGGTCAAGGCAACAGTCTGATCTGGTGCAGAATTGGTAACAGTAAAGCTAGGGTAAGTTCCGCTTGTATTAATGCCTGTACCAGCAGTCAATACTACAGTCTGATCTGGTGCAGTATTGGTGATCGTCAAAGTGCCAGAGGTTGTGATTGGACTACCACTGACGCTGATACCTGTACCAGCCGTAGCCGCCACACTTGTGACTGTGCCTGTACCAGCACTCACATTAACAGTTACATCGTCCCCTGAGTTGGTAGCAGTAACTGCCGCACCTACAAAGTTAATGTTCTTAACCGAACTGGTTATAGATGTACCTTCATCCTTGATAGCAATAGCCGCATTAGTAGACATAGTGCTGATGACGTTGATCTTTTCAGCAATATCAGGGGATACAACCTCACCAACATTGATCTCTCGACCATCAGACAAAGTAACGACCAAAGAGCCATCAAAGTCAATATTTGCGTTGACTACCGATATACCATCAACTCCATCAATCCCATCACGACCAGCTTGCCCATCAAGACCTCTGTCGCCTTTTAAGCCATCTTTGCCATTTTTTCCGTCTTTACCATCACGCCCATCCTTACCATCAATGCCATTTTTCAAGCTAGATGACTTTGTTTGAATAGCTAAATTCAGTTCAGAAAACCTAGTTTCAATGTCAGATTTGATGCGTTTTAAGCCTTGAATCACCAAATCAGCACTCTTGCCGATTGTTTCTTCTCTGGCTTGTTCGGCTTTTTCTTCAGCAGACTTTTGCAACGCAACGATTAAAGCCATCTGCTCATCAGCAGACATACCATCAATGCCTAACTTGCGCTCTAAGTCAAGAATGTCCATTATGAAAGTTCCCTTGACAATCTAGCCAAAAAATCATTTTCAGTCTTAGATTGCTTGTCTGCCATCTGTAATTCAACGATTTTAGACTTGTTTTTAATGTCTGCTTCTTTCAACATCAACTCAGCAATCTTCACCCGCTTGTCAAACTCTTGAGAAGAAGCCATATCTTCATTAGGCAGATTTTTGGTGATTGAAGCCATGTTCTTTGCCTGAATTTCTTGCGGCATCAACTGCGCCTCGACAGACAATTTGATGGCATTTGCCTTGTTTTCTTCAGCTTGGCTAGTCTGAACAGCAATCTGAGCCTGTGCCGCTTGCATTGCCAACTCTGATTGCATCTGTTGCATCTGCTGCTGTTGAGGATTAGGTTGCATCATCTCATCCAACTTGGCAATCAACTCCATTCTGTTGGTCAAACTGCTGTTTCCTATGATGCCTTTGAGCAAAATAGGCAAAACAGGGGTGTTTGCACCCAAAGTTTGCAACAAACCAATGAATTGCTGTTGTTCATACTCTCTAGCAATGATGCCCAAGGTTGCAGTAGGTATGAAATTCATGTCCACAGAGGGATAACGCTCTGGGTCAAACTGCATGAACCTGAAAGCCGCCTTTTTGATGAATGGAATCAAGAAATCTTCTTGGAAATTCACCAAAGTACGCTTGTATTTCTTGATGATGGAAGCAACAGCCATCGACATACCACCACCATCACGGCTTGCCTGTGAAACCATGCCGTTAGAGTCCAGCGTACCAGTAGCTTGTAGCAACATACGTTCAAATTCTTTGGCAGTTGCTAGGTTATTTGGGTCATTCTGACCAAACTTGAATGGGTAAATAATCTCACTTGGGTTGCCATTGGTAAGAATAGCCTTACCAGCCTTGACTTCAAACTTCATACCTCTTGGAAGTCTTGTTGCGTCCATAGCAACCATAGGGGCAGTGGTCAAAGCAAGTGAATCCAAGTGAGCACGAGTCTGAGCATCAATGGCTTTTTGCATATTAAATGCTTTTTCCACTGTACCTCGCCCCAACAGGCGGTTTGGAACTGTATCGTCTTGGTAAGACAAAACAGGTCTATCCCTCATCATGTAAGGGTTTTCTTCAGCCTTGAGCAACATACCATCATTGGCAATCACAACAATAGCTTCAACCATATCGGTATAGTCTTCAGCCGCTGAATTCTCAGGAAACAACTCAACAATGTCTTTGTTTTCCTCAAGATTGTTCAAATACTCACGGGGTACTAATCCGTAGTACGTCAACAACAATACCTTTTCATCTTGGTACTGGCTAACCTCTTGGGTAGGCTCTAAGTCAGTATCTTCATAGGTGGGCGTGATGTCTACCTTGCGGTAAATGCCTTTTTCGATTCCCTCTACAATCTTGTGAATTGAGACGTATTTCTCAATAGCCACGCCCATGCAGTCATCAATGCTTGTGCCATTAGGGTCAAACAAGAAGTTCTTGGGATTGATTGGCATGATCTTTACAGATATGCGCTCACGCTCCATCACGCCAATAGCCGCTTGACCCATCTGATTAGGGATAGGCTGAGTCGATGGGATGTATTCTTTCTCGGTCTTGACAATGATCTCGCCAATGCCTGTACCATAGATTTCAGCCATCAATTCGATCTGGTCGATAGCTTTTCTAATCTTGTCCTTCTTGAAGTCTTCCATCAGTTGAGCCTTAATTAACTCAACATCTATAGGGTTTCCACCTACATCTTGGATATTGTCTTCAATGTCAAAGAAGTCACCTTGCCCAAAGATAGCTTCCATGATCTCAGCATGGCGAGTCTCTACGGCTTGTTGGGTAGCAGGGGTAACGATACGGCTACGCTCAGACTCACGGGTCTTGTCTTCAGAAGCCCATTGACCACGGAAGATGCGCTCGTACTCTAGATAATCAGGGAGAAAGTTTGTATCTCGCCAATCTCTCCACTTGTCGCAGTGACTAGTGATGAAATCGGTCAACTCTTTATCAGCCTCAGTAGGCTCATAAAACTCGCCTTGTTCTAGCTTGACTTCTTTATCTGTTGCCATTTATATCCCCGAAATAATATCTAGCGGTTGCCACTCATCTTCTTGGTCATCTTGGAAGTATGAGGTAACAGCGAGTTGGTCAATGTAGGAAAGAGCATCAGGCAAGTCATCGTGAACACCTTGGGCGGGAAACATCAAGAGTTGATCTTTGAATTCATCCCAATCTTCCTCAGAGTTCAGCACAATACGCCCATGCTCAAACCTTCCTTGGAGACTCCAGATAATTCTGTCAGTCTTTTTCCTGTTGCCATGCGTTAAGTCAACTATATGGGAATATACATTATTTTTCCTCATTAGGTCACTCAAATAAGGCAAAACAGCGTTTTTTAACGCACCTCGCTCAATTCCAACACTCAAAGGTCGGTATTCCCGCATCTTTAGCAGAATAGTCGCTGCAGTCTCCCGTATGTCCCAACGCCCAAAAACAATCTCTTTGACAAACCATTTGCCATCATCAGTCACCTTAACCACAGCAATAGCAGTCTGGTCTAGCCTTTTCTTAGAGTTAGCCGCCTGTCTAGCTACTTCCTCAAATCCAGCCAAGTCAACAGCTACAAAGTAAGAACCATACTCAGGTTCTTCCCCGTACTTAATCCATTCTTCTTTGAATACATCTGAGCCAGCATTAGAAAAAGATGCCATATACTCTTGCTTGAAAGCAAAGCTGGAAAGGGTCTTCTTTGCACTTTCGATTTCACTAGGGTCAATTAAAGGATTATCTTTGGTGGTGAAATGCCAACTTTTCCAGTCAGAATCTGTCTCCTCTTGCCCTAAGTTATACAAGTCGTAGAACCAGTTCCTACCCTTGGGTGTACCGATAAACATGGCTTTACCCTTCTTGTCTGACAAAGACGCTCGTATTACCTGTTCCCAAGTCTCAGGCTTAATGTCAGCTACCTCATCCAGTACAGCGTAAGTAAGGGAGACTCCTCGCAAAGTATCAGGTCTGTCACTCCCCCGAACATATATCTTTGCGCCGTTAATCAAAGTAACTTCCATGTTATTCACATGGCTGCTCTGAATAATCTCCCGACCAACATCCAACAGTACATCCCACACAATCTGTCTAGCCTGTCCCTGAGTCGGGGCAACATAAAGAACTGCAGACCCTGCAGGGCAACTCAAACCCTCTATTAATAGAGTGGTAACCGCAAGTCTTGACTTACCGCATCGCCGACCCGCAACGACAACCTTGAACCTCGTCTTGTCGGCATAGACTTCCTGCTGCCAAGGCAGTAGCGCAAAGTTAAGGTCAGCCATTATTCGATTGTGTAGTCAGGTGCAGAAAATGGGTCTTTATAAAAAGGTGTTTCTACCTTTTGTTTTGAAAGACTCCAGTTTTTTGCTTTTTCTACAGTGTCAAGTCCCATTGCATCAGGGTCAGTCCCATACTGACGCATAAAAAACTCTTTCCATGCCGTTGGATGAGTTGGGTCTTTTAGCATTTGTCCTGTTTTGGTAGACGATGGAAAGTGCGGTCTATTGTCATAAGGACTGATAGTTTCTTTTATTCCTGCTTTCCATGCTCCCCTGTAGTCATAGTCAGGAGATTCAAGAATCATCTCTGTAACTCGCTGGTTGTCTAACTTATTAACAGGCATCTTTTGTTCAGCCGCAATGTCTGACTTAATAGAGTTAAAAAGTTGAGTTCCCTGCAGCCAACTGCGAAACTGCTGTTCTTCCGATGGTTTCAATGTTGTAGGACTCCAAGGAGTCGCAGAAAATTTTTGGTATTCATTCAACCATTCAGTCATTCTTAACCTCTATGTCTTCTATGTCTTTGGGTTCTTCTTCAACTGTCGCTGCCACTGGTGCGCCTATGCCAGTGATATTAATGGTGACTGCACTCCTCTGGCTCTTATCCTTCTCAAACATGGATACGGGCAGTGTGCGGTCTACACACATCTTGATAGCTGCCATCTGTGCGGGGTGATTGTCATTCAACGCAATGGAGATCATCTTCTCGACAACATCCTTACCACTCGACCTGATGAGCATATCCTTCAGGTCTTTGATTCTTTGATTATCGGTCTTGGGTAGGGCTAGGTCAGGATTCCTTGCGTACTCCTGTATCTGACGCTTTAAGCCAAATACCCCCTTGGGTCTGCCAGCCTTCTTCTTCTCAGTTGTCGGTTGGTCTACCTCGTCTTGGATACTGTCCATTTGCTCTATCTTCACGATTGTCCTTGTCTTTGTGGGCGTGATAGGGGGGGACTATAGCAAATACTTTGTCAATAGTCTTTTTTTTTCGTAGCGGGGAGTGGTGGGTTGGCTTTTTTTCTATTTTCACTTTTTCAGGGGGTCGGATGCTCCCACAACTTTGACCGACCGACCGACCCCCCTCCCCCC